CTTAGTTATATACCATGTAAATATAATTAGAATTAAAGTTATCATATATATATTATAACATATCTATATAATCTCAGTCAACTAGGAATATAATCCTTTAAATGAATGACATGCACATACGCCTACTATTTTATATGTTCTATCTACTTCAGCTAGATCATTATATGTGGCTATAGCTTGACAGTAATGACACTTTTCAGTATCTCCCGCTTTTTCTAGATAAAATTCTAAATTATCTAATATGCCCATTAAATTGTTTTCTTGATCTTATTTAATGCTCTATGAAACTTGATGTATCTAATTGGGTTCTTCCATATTTTAAGGGGAAGCTTTACTTTTTTCTTTGCCATTATTTTACCCTTGGTTTAAATACGCCATTCCAAGAAGTTTCTGGCTCTTCTGGAAGTCCCGTTGCCTTGCTGACAGGAACACAATTTGGTACCCGCTTGCCACCTTTGTCTTTCATGCCTACTTGCTTGTATCCTGCCCAACAAGCTTTCTCCATGTTATTCCATTTGTCGACATGCTCATCATCTGAGATATATGTCTTTGAAATTTCTTCATCGTTCAATTCAATTTTATCCATGTCTATATTATATCATTAAATGTGTCAACGTAGTTGACTAAATTGTCTCTACCGCCGCCGATTTCACTATTTGGGATCTGATTTTCATGGTATTGTAAATGAAAATCTAATAGATTATGAGTAACTGCACAAAAGCATGTAGGGCAATGGGTGATCCATTGAGACTTATCTTCCCACCGTTTACTCATAAGCTTCAGGTGAAGGAGTCGGACCTTCGTTATCAGGTTCGGAACCTGGAGTACTGCCGTTATACGAACCTGAAATATTCTTAGGAATAATTCTCTTAATTTCGTAGTAACAGACTGGGCACTCTCCAACGTGCAACCAATTACCTGAATCTAAGATAACCATTTCGGTTAACCTTCCTTCTACATTTTTATTACAAAAAACGCAGAAAGCACTCAACTTTACTGTCAATGGGTATCCGCTTCACGAAGCCATTGATCTTCCCATAAACCCATTAAAGACTCATTTCCAATATCATCAAAGTAATATCGTTTCTTTACTGGGTTATATGTCCAACCATACCATGTATTGCCTTCTGACCATGTTAAGTTAGTTGGTTGTTCTAATTTGGATTTTTCAAGCAAACGAAATAGCTCATCATTATCCCTTACAACCGCTTCTATTGCCATTCTAAGGCGTCTCGGGCGCATAAGGTATCTTTCTACCAATTCATACAACATTATCTGGATCCTTTTCCCATGTAAGTTTTCCATTTTTATAAACTGGCCAGTAACCTAATGACCGCCAATCCATTTTCATAATCTTTGGTTCTTTCATAAATTTAGTATACTATATAAAAAAAATGTAGTCAATAAGTTTGAAAAACAAATATTAAATTAATTAATTTTACAAATCTTCAATAAATTGAGAAAAATCAGCATTAAAACTTTTAACTTCATATCTTGGAACCAGAGCATCAAATCTTCTTATTTCTTCTTCTGTAGGAGCTTTTGGATCAATTGCTCCCATTTCTTTATAAAAATATCTATTTTTAATTAAAAATGTGCTTGCTATAGCCCTTTGACCAGAAATAACATCATTTACTCCATGACGCACTTTTTCTGAAAATATTATTACGCTTCCTTTTGCTGGCTTAACAACAAGATCATAGTCTGGGAAAGTTATTTCTCCGCCCTCAAATCCATCTGGATCGCAAAGGTAAGCAAGGATAGTTGCTGTGACCTGTTCATATGTTCCGTCTGGCATTGATGCAAAATCTGTGTGGGGCCCATATCCACCACCTGCGCCTCTTTTATTTATAAAAGTTCTATGTGCTATATGATAATTTTTTGGATCTAATGTTGGATTGTTTTTATACCATATATCTAAACACTTAAAAATTGCATCATCTGTAATACGTAAATACTCTTTTGTTGTAGTTTGTCCGCTTAACATATAATCATGATTTGGAGGCTCATGCCAATCTGTAGGAAATTCTAGCACTTCATCTGAATTTTCAATTGCATCTTCAAAATACCATACTCCATCTGATAATTTTGTTGCTTTCATTTTATTTTTCCCTTTCAAATAGTGGCATAAATTTATCTTGTGTTTCAATATTGATTTTTGGATTATTATTTTTGTAAAGATTAAAATGTGATACTTGTCTAGTACCAGAAATAAATCTATTTACAGAATGAGATATTTCAGATTTAAACATTAAAAAGCTGCCTGCTTTTGGTTTTAAACATATTTTAGAATTAAAAAAACATATTTCTCCACCAATATAATCATCAGTTAAATATAATAAACCAGTAATGTCTGGTCTGATACCTTGAGTTTTATCATCATCAGGGTAAGGCAATTTATCAACGTGTTCTGAAATAATACATCCAGGTACCCAATCATATATTTTTAAAGACATATGTTTATAATTATATTCTTTTTCTTCATCTGTTAAATTATGTAAAAATTCACAATAAACATCTTTCATTCTATTTTCAAAAAAATTAATATTTTTGTCATCAAAATTTAAAACATTCCATTTTTTTGAATCAGAATTTTGGGTGTCTTTAGTAAATAATTTTATTTTTTTTAAAATATCAAAAATTTCTTCGTTAGAAAAAACATTTTCTATTAAAAGCCCAAAATCTTCAAGCTTATTGATTTTTAAATTATTTAACATCATCCGTAATAACTATTTTATTTATTTGAGCTTCAATCCAATCAGTCATATCTAGTGGATTTGATTGAGGGTCTCTTGCTGAAAGAACTTCTCCAGAGTTATTAATTAAATATTTTGTAAAATTCCATGGAGTAGTCATATTCGTTGCTTCATGGATATGCTTATATACAGGGTGTGCATCTTCTCCAAGAATATTTATTTTTTCTGACATTAAAAATGTCGTGTTATATTCTTTTGAACAAAATTCTTTAATATCTTCATTTGATCCTGGTTCTTGTGAGCCAAAATCATTTGAAGGGAATCCAATTATTACAAGGCCTTTATCTGAATATTTGTCATGCAGTTCTTGTAATTGTACGTATTGAGGAGTATTGCCGCACTCACTTGCAACATTTACTGCTATAAAAAATTTATTTTGCTCTGCAAGGCTTCTAAAGGAAACAGTTGTTCCATTTATATCTGTAAATGTGTGATCTAAAATCATATTTTTATCCTTATCTGTTTAAAATACTATATGTATATAGTATAGTTTATCATATTTATTTTTTTGAGGCCCATTTTGAATGATCGTATTCTGAATAAGGTAAATCATATATATATGTCTGTGTCATATACCTACTACCCTCTGATATTAGGTCTACCCTATGCTGTAAATTGCTTGGAAATATTATCAAGGTGCCTGCTTTTGGTTTTATTGAAAGATTATTATGAGGAAAAGTTATTTCTCCACCAATATAATCATCATTTATATAAATAATTGCTGTCAGTTTTGGAATAACATTATTACCAGATTTATCTAAAACATAGCTATATACATCTGAATGCTCTTCCATATATGAACCAGAATTATATTCTCTTACAAGCCAATAGCCAGAATTCATATTTTTATCTGTCACGCTATCTTCTTTTAAATCATATTCATTTAATCCTCTTGTAAATATTTTAAGTACTCTGTCATACATTGTAGAGTCTTCTTCTATTACAGAATTTCTTCCAATTATTGTACTTCCACCTTTTCCGCTTTCGGCAACATTAGTAAAATTTTCCCAAGATTGATTAAGGATGTTAGATAAAAAAGATTTTGGGTCTTCTATTGCATTTTCCCAAAGCCATATACCATCATTTTTTTTAATTAAATCAAACATTAGCTACCTCTCTTGGAATCATTGCTTGACAAAAATCACAATAATCATAGGTAGATCCAGTAAATGGGCACGACCCAGCAAGATTTAAAGAATGACCTTTAATTTTGCATTTAATAGATTTTATTAAATTAATTATCATATTCATATTATACTATATCCCATTCGGTTTGTGTAGGTTTACATGCTCATAGATCCTACTGCCTTTAATTTTTGCAGCACATAGGCTACATACATATTCAGAAGTTGCAGATAAATTGACCACAATATCAAAATCATTCATTATTTGAATATACTCTAACGTTTGACTATGGTTGTCGTGCCATTTTGTTTTATTTTTTAAATTTGTCCACCATATCGGATCATTCATATTTATCTTTAAGCCTTTTCCATCTCCCGTATTTTGTTGGAACATCGGCACCTATGTACTCTTGTCCAGTTTCTAGGTCTATCAGCAACCATTTGCTGGGGGCTTTTGTATGAATTGTTAAATCTACAGCTTTTTCAAATTCTTCAACTTCAGCTCCTTGATACATTTTTGGTAAAAAGGTATAGACGTTATTAAGAAGCTTTCTCATATAACTATCATACCATCTACTTCGTCTATAGAATCATCAATACTATTTTCATGTTCTTTAGAACATGATCCACAATTTTTGCACATTAATATGGGTCGCCTTTATATTTTTTATCCCCTATTAACTCTTCTGGGATTATGTCTACCATTAAATGAACTCGATCTGTGGATCCAAAATTATATACGCCGTGAAGCAATTTATTATTCACTCTCCAACACTCTCCCAATTTCATATTAACATGTTGATCGTCCACACTAAACCAAGTATCATCATTTGTTATTATTGGTATATGAAATCTTTTTATAATATGAGTATATAATGCTTTATCTCTATGAGGTGTTACTAATTTCATGCTGGGAAGATTAACCAGGGTTGCTCGTCCAACCTTACCTTTATTTTTTAACTCTAAATCTTTTATAATTGGGCTTACCAATTCCCAAAGCTCATCGTTATTACATAAAAATGATGGCACGTACTCTTGTCCTGGGACCCATTTTATTGGATACCAAGTTAAATGATAAGAAACAGTACGCCAATGATGAATTGTTCCGTCTTGTCTTCCAGTATCTTCAAGCCATTCTGATGTGAATTTTGAAATTAAATCTGAAATTTGCGTAATGTCATAATTTCCTTCTTGATTGAATTTAAAATCATTCATAATTAATACCCCATTTCTTTTATTAATGATACTACTTCATGAATTTTTCTAATTTCATTTAAATTTTCTTGATCGTGGGCTGAGATAATAAAATTATTAACACCTCTATTAAATTCAGAAATTATAAAATCAACTACTTCTTGTTTTTTACCATAAAAAGAATTTTTATTTAATCTTTCTTCTATTCTATATGCAGAGTCATCCCCAACTGTGTCCATAGTCATCTCTGAATGTGTTAGTTTTGGGTCTATTTCTTCATCTGTGACTGTAAGGAAGTATCTAACTATGAGCTTTTTATTTTTAGTTTTTTCTATAATCTCTTTACTGGTGTCAGAATACAAGTTAAAGCTAATATCACCCAGATCAGTAACATTTTCTAATGTCTGGTTTGAGCTTCCACCAAATCCTATAATAGCATTACATTGTTTTTTAACATCTTCTGCAAACTTCCTAGTCCTAAGCCTTCTTTGCTCTATTGTTTGCCTATCTGTAAATAGCTCTTGATCTTGATCTGCCGTTCCATTTATTAAATTAAGTATAGGTTGTCGTCCATCTATTTCTGCAAATGCTCTGCACTGCATAGCGCAATAGGTTGCAGTTAAAGCATATGGTCTAATAGCAATAATAAAATTAAGGTTCTTGACATATTGCATTAAATTTGTTGCATTTATAAAAGGGTCTACATTGCCTTGATTGAATGCAAGCATAACAGAATCATATCCATTAGACTCTAAGTCTTTAACTAATTTTATTCTATCCTGAACGGACAGACCAGCATTAAGAATCCAGTGAAACTTTATCATCTATTCTGCCCCATTGAACCTTGTTCCAACTACGCTCATGAAAATAATAAAGAATAGTTTTTGTTAATACTTCAAAACCTGCAATTGAAGCAGCAGTTATTGCTTTGTGTGTTATAAAGTAAGATAAAATAAATGTATCTGCTGTTCCTACAATGCGCCAAGTAATAGCCTTTAATCCAGATCTTTGTTTAGTTACTTTCATTGTCCTGCTCCTAAAGCTAACCATGACAAAACTTCTTTTATTTTAGATACCCATTTCTTTACGTTTTTGCGTAGCGCTAATAGCTTCAATTTCATCTCCCAACTTAACCTGTTCAATCTTGTATCCTACATCACGGCCATAAACTATGTTAGTAATATTTGGCATCTTAATAACCATTGCATCATCCATAATTGGATCCTGTGCAATATATTCTTTTACTTGATCAAAGTTAAGTGGGTCTTTAGATGTTGTTTTATATGTATTTCTAACACCTAGCATGACTTGAGGAGTTCTTTGCCCCGCCTCTTCATATAGAGCATGGTGGCCCTCATGCCATGGCTGATATCTTCCTAGCATAAGAGTAGTTGGCTTACGCCAATCATGTATCTGAAAGTCTACGCAAGCAATTCTTGATGCATCTTCAGCTTCTGTTAAATCATCAAACATTAAATCAACATTTGTTGGAGTTTGCCACATAGCTGTTGTATCTGGAAAATCACGAACTGGCTTTCTATTCATCCACACAACTTTGTCTGGTTTTCCAAAAGCTTCTCTGGTTTCTTTAATTGGATTAATAAAGTCTACAACAATATGATGACCTTGTTTTGCTAATAATCTTGACAACGCACCCATTCTACGAGCCTGCTCAATTCGATCTTCTGGGGTAAACCCTAAATCTTTATTTAATTCTGCTCTAACTTCATCGGCATTTAAATGTATGCCATTAATTCTATCTGCTAGGTCTTTTGCAAATGTTGTTTTACCAGATCCTGGTAGACCAATTACTTGAATAATCATTTTACTTCTTTCTATTTATAAATAACACACCCTACATAAGTATTATACTATATGTAGGGTGTGTTAGCAATGGATATTATACTTTTTTTCTACCTGTTTTTTTAGTAGGTTTTGGAATTAAACTTGTTTCTCTTCTAATACCATGTTTATTTGTATCAATTTTTACACCTTGTCTTGGATACCTTTTAGGTGTTTCTCTGCTAGTAACGGCTCCTGCTGCAGCTCCTGCATTTGGTGCTGGTGTTGTTCCAGTGCCATCTTCTTTTTTAATATTATTGCTCATTTATAAATTGTTTTGTCTGCTCTGGTGTTGAAACCATGCCTAAAGTTAGACCTGATTCACCATCTTTTGAAACATCAATAATATTAGATGGTGTAGCTCCAAGTGTGCTTCCTAATGTTTCACATCCGCATTCATAACACATTAGTTGCAGTTCTCGCAATCTTTAACTGCACAAGGAGCTTCGCCTCTTGTGTCTCTTGTGCACTCTACATTAGCCTTTACTGGCGCTGCAGGTGCTACTACAGGCTTAACAGCCTCAGCAATTGCTGCTTCCATTGATGGAGCAGTTACTTCCTCTTTATTAAATAGATCCATAATTACATATCTGATTCATCTGCGCCTGAAATTGGCAATGAACTTGAAGATCCTTCTCTATTTAATCCTGCATTACCTTGTGACGACATGTCTGATGCAGCAAAAGCTGATCCTGTGTTGTCTGAGTAGTGTGCATTAATATCATTTGTTCCTGCTGGATGGCGGTTTGCTGTGAAGCCATCTAAGTTAATTCCGTCTGTCATTTTATTGCTCCTATAGGGTTTTATTTAAGCGGGACTAGTAATCCGCTTATAGGTCTATTATAGCATTGTTATTATTTAGTCGACTGGTTCGTAAAATGTGATGTAGACATCCCTACTGCCAGACTCAATTTCAGTAACTAAATGGGGTTTATTTTGATCACCAATAAAGAAAATAAAAGATCCGATTTCTGGTTTAATAGACAATCCTTGATTTGGAAACTCCAACATCCCACCAGTGTAATCATCATTAAAATAAAGAAGGCCAGAAATATCATTACTGTTGTTTTCTCTTGGGACTATAGATCCATCTTTTTTTATAAGATAATTGTCCATATGTAAATCATTATTAGATCCAGGCATCATTACACCATAAAAACATTGTTTACATTTTATTTTTTTATTAAATTTATAAGACAATACGTTGGACATTAATGATGTGACTCCATTTAATATATCTACAGAAATATTAAAATTTAAATTTTGATTATATTCGCCCACCCAATTTAATGCACTGAATCCATTAGATGAGGGACCACCCATTATAAAATCCCTATCAGTTTCAATTAAATTTTTTTTAAAAGATTGTGAAATAAATTTGCATGTTTCTTTTGAAATAAAATTTTTTATTATAAATATATCATTTGATATTTTTTCAATATCTTTTTTCATTAGCTTTTATATAATTCATTATAGCAATCTGCACACATATCTATTATGCCAAATTCAGGCATAGAGCCTATATGTTTTGCTGGCTTGGAACAATTTTTTATTTCACATTTGCCACTAAACATTAATTATTTTGAACCTTTTGCTATCTGCCCTCTGTAACCAGTTTTCTTTTTATTCATAGATCCTGGTTTTTTAAATCCTGCTCCATTAGGAGTAGCGGCAATTCTTTGCTCTAAAGCTTTTTTAATTTTATCGTTATGCTTTCCCATTATTTAACCTTATTTCCAAATTTTGCCCATGCTCTTTCATGTACAAAATATAAAGCTGATTCCCAAAACAATTCTGCAATTGCTGCAATTCCAGCAATCTCCCACTCACCAGTGAGGATAAGTATGGTTCCCGCCACCATTACCATATGCACAATCTGCCAAGTTATAGTTTTAAATAAACTTTTTTTTCTAGATTCCATTTTGTTCCTCCAGTATTTCTTTAATTATATCATGAATAAGTACTTGTTGTCTATCATCAATATGTCCAGATATCAATACATCTGTTACACCAGATAAACTTAATTCTTTTATGAACTCTTTAATCTTTTTTTTATCCCCAGGAATTGTCCATAATTTTTCGTTGTCTTTTAATGATGAAAAGAAAATATCTGCTTCTTCTTGAGTCTCTCTAACTACAAAAGACAAGCTTACCATTTGTTTAAGATTTATTATAGCGGATTCTTCCTGCATATATTTTTTATACATGTCGTACATGGACAGATGAATAGCTTTATATTCAACAGCCATAGATCTAGTTATATCCGAATGACCACTCATTACTATTTCTGGTTTTCTGTCAAAATCTTTTATATTTAAAAATTTATCTATCCACTGTTTTGTATAAACTAATCTTTTTTCTGGCGTATCTATTAATTCTGATATCATAACTAAATCATTTATTGTATTTTCATCTTTATGAATATCACCAGAAACTATATTTAACATTAATTTATTATCTGCAATTTCGCTGAAAGATTTACATATCATTGCCATATATTCTGGACTTATAGCATAAGTTCTGACTGCAAGCATATACTTAACTTTTTCGTTTTTAGATAATGCTCTTGCAACTTTAATAAAATTATCGGGCATTCTAGAATGATAAACCAAAAGAATGGAATAGTATCCATATCCATCTATCTCTTTGGACAGAGCCGATATATCTTCAACAGAAGATTTATCTCCTCTATTCATCCAATGAAATTTCAAATTTATCCTTTGCTCATTAATAATTCTATCATTTAAATATTAAAGGGGCAAGACCTAAGTCTCACCCCTTTAATTTAAGATATTTACTTCTTTAGTGCAACCTTAGACTTTGGATTCTTTGCGTTCCACTTCTTTGCTAGAGCATTATACTCTGCAATGTAAGTAGCCTTAGCAAGATCTGCCGAAGCCTTTGCTGTTGTTGCATCTGCTGCAAGCTTTGCTGCTGCATCTGCAAGTGCTTTATCTGAAGCAGCCTTGTCTGCTGCACGTCCAGCCTTTTCTGCTGCAAGTGCTGCATTAGCAACTGCTAGTTCTGCGTTCTTTGCTGCAAGTTCCCCTGCAAGATCACGAACTGCTACTGTTGCAACTACAGAACCTACTGG